CTGCGTCGTTTCTACGGGACTTATTTGTGATGAATACTGATTACCCCTAACTATTGTAATTGTCTTCGTATAACTCTTCATTTGGTCTTTCATAACAAATGACCTTTTTTCATCGTTCCATTTCTTTCCACTACGGATTTGATTTATCATTTCACGGGATACACCATACATTTCTGCGATGTCCCCATCACACAACATCGTTGTTGCGAATAGTCGTTTGATTTCCTGAACCTTTTGTTCGTTTAATTTACTAGCACCTATCACTTTGTTTGTTCCTTTCTTTCTATTGGGGGTTTTTCATCTTTACAATCACAATCGTTTAATCCGTATTCAATATCATCAATCCACTTATTTACATCACCTACGATTTTGATGATACTGGTTGTATTCCAATACCCCTTTAATTCATAGGTCTTTTCGTTTCCATTATAGTTGATAATGATTTTAACCCTATCACTACTAAAACGAACTTCATAAGTGTATTCAGCCCATACACCTTCATTCATTAGTTTCTTTTCACCCAAAGGAATATCCCAAAACAATACTTCACATTCAGTCATACCTTCATCTGTGGTCTGTCTTGAAAATGGTTTTTTCTTATCCCCGAACATCACACCATAGTTGTTGTCGGCGATGAACTGGTTGATTGTGTCGTAAATGGATTTCTTATCCACATCATACTTTAGGTTCTTCAGGAAATAGGGGAATATAGATGTTGTATTCACACCCCCATCGTGTTTAACCCAAGAACCGATTACGAACTTATTATTGTTGTATATCTTGAAAATCGCTTTTGTTCCCATACCAATAAATATACAAAACTTTTTTATGATGAAAATTATTTATTGTAAAATCTATTAAAGACAGAAACATATTGGTTATACATTTCATATTTGGTTTGGAAGTAAGATGGAATTGTTTTTTTCAATTCGTTATAGTTGATTACTTCACCTGTTTTAACATTAGTGAATATACCACCACGCATCCAGTTCTTCCAAGTTTGTTCTTCTTCAGTAAGTTTTGGTAATGAATAACCTAAAACTCTTTCAGTTTGCTTGTGGGTGTTTTGTGTCTTGTTTTCCATAGTGATACAAAGTTAGGGATTTTTTTGATACTGCCAAAATTATTTAATCAAATCATTTTTAATTAAACCTCGTGTTGCTAAAATAGCGATTACACATTCAATAGATTTAACATCTTCATTCGCTTCATCATAAGTTTTTGTAAGTTCCTTGAACTCATCAAGAATGCTTTTCATAGTTTCAAGTGATACTTGTTTCATCGTGTTATTGTTTTGTGTGTTTTCCATAGTGATACAAAGTTCAGGATTATATTTGGATTATACAAGCAATTAGTTAAAAATATTTTTAAGTTCTTGGGTCAAATTATCACCACACATATCCACACAAACCGCTTGGATTACATCATCAGGAAGATTACCAAATACCACATCTTTTCTACCCATAATACTAATAAGAGCGATGAATGATTTTGCGTCAAGTTTAGATGGGTTTATCAAATCCAACAAACTAATCTTACCAATTTTGGTCTTGAACTTTTCATTACCTGCTACATCAACCCATTCTTTCAAGGTGTTTGCTTCTGCGATTACATTACCGATGATGATTTCAATTTTCTCTTTGATTTGTTGTTCTTGGTTTTTCATAGTGGTTTATTTTTTTATAGTGTGATTGTGTCTTACAAAGATACTGATTATTTTGATACTGCCAAATGTTTTTTTACAAAATCCAAAATATTATTCATAATAACTTGGTTGTAATGATGCTCGGTTGAATTGTCCCTTGTTTGATTATGTATGTTCTGTGATACATTTTCATCAATACTCCAAAGTTTAGATAATGGTAAAACCTTATATTCCATAGGATAATCAAACGCCATATTCAACAAAGTTAAAACTTTATCATACTGCGATAATTTATCAAAGTTTTTCGGTAATCCTTTTTGTGTGTTTTTCATAATACAAAGATACTAGTTTAATTGATTTCTACAAAATTATTTTCAACTTTTTTGTATGCCTTACCATCAACTACTACCCAATAGTAAGCATTACCAAATCTCTTACCGAACTTTCGGTTGTATAATGATACTAATTCGTTGGCTTCTTCAACCAACATTTCTAAAGTAATACCATACATATTTTCGTATCGGTTGATTACCACAGGGTTTTTAGCGTTGAAGTGTTGGATAATCGCAAATTGTTCGCTCATCTTGTATTTCATTTCTCGTTTAGTATTCATACCACAAAGAAACGGCGAATTATTGAAACTGCCAAACATATCACAAAAAAAAAGGAAGGTTTTTTACACCTTCCTTTTTATCTATCCCCAAGACCAGTTTTTAATAATGGCAGTCATCAAAGAACATCAGGGTCTTCAGGGGTAGTATCTTGGTAATTTGTCGGTAGTATTACACGGACTTCTATTTTGTCTAAACCAGTATGGTTCAGTTCTATAGATTGCTTGACCTTATATTCGGGGTGCCTGTGTTTTAAGAAAAACTGAAGTAAGTTTGGGTTTTCTGCTAAAGATTGTTTTAATATTTCTTCTGCCTGTTCTAATTCAATTTGGAAATATTCTTCAATCTTGGTCTTAAACTCTTCGTCATACTTCTTCCACCTGTAGTAAGAAACATCACTACAACCGCATAGTTTGGTTGCCTGTTTTACCGATTTACCTTCGGCTAGTTTATTGATAATACAATTCTGCTTTTGGATAGTTGAATGTCTGTTCTTGGCTTCCCTTGAATAGACATAATTACCCTGTCTGCTTTTTGGTTTATCATTTTGATTTGGCTGTTCCATACATATCAATTCTTTCTTGTTGGGTAGATGGTCTTACCCCTAATTTTGTAAAAATGAACTCGTCTATTAAACGCAATTCACTATTTGCTATATTACCCCAACCACGACTGGCGAGCCTACTTTCTACCTTCTGTAATGGACTTTGCTTACACGAACACATTTCCTTTTTCCTTTCTTAAATCATCTAATCGTTTATTTGCTTCCCAAAAGATTTCTGTGAAATAATAACACATTTCGTAGTTGTCGTTTTCGGTGTGGTGTTTTATTTGTTCTTCAATATTCGCTAGTGTGTTATTCAACAACTGCGATGGTAATATATCCGTCATCTGTGCGGTGATGATGATTTGTTGAAACAATACATCAACTCCTGCTTCTATTACCTTCTTCCTATCTTCAATAGGTAAGTTAAACAATTCACCTACTTCAATATCTTCTACATTATCAATCATAGTGCGTTTCGTTTTAGTTCGGGGTTCATATCACTTCTAAAAGAATATAACTCCTTTTCCAATTTTTCAATATGGGATTGGTATTTTTCTAATTGTGATTTTAATTCTTTGACTTCAACCTTCAAGTCATTTATTGCCATAGTATAAACAGATATTACTTCTTTAACATTTTCAATTTCTAATCTGTTTGCTTCTGCTTTGGTTTTTCTATTACCAACGATGTATCCTACTATCGTTGAAATAAAACCAATTACAGCGGTCGTTATTACATCATTCATAATCTATAAATATTAGTTGTCCTTGTTTTTTATTGGTAAATTATGTCGTTCGTGAAATTGTATCCAAATCGGTATGTTCCCTAATGTATCATAATTCAAGTTATTTAGAATTACTTTTAGTTCCCTATCCATATTTTCCCTTTGTGTTTGTTGTCCTTTTGATGCTCTACAATTCATACACATCAAACAATTCCCATAAGCGTCTATGTAATCTATACAACCCCTAAACTTTGTTTTGGGGAGCCATCTATCACAATACCTACATTCATATTCCCATTCCCCGTATTCATCAACACGCTTTCTTCTAATCAGTAAATCATCATCATTTAGTTCCATCTTCGTTTAATTAAAAAAGGGGGGTTGAATAGTTAGGACAAACGAATAAGAATAGTATATGGGAAACACTATTAGAAAGCAAACCCCCCCTGATAAATATAGTCATCATTATCAACAATATCCATATTATCATTTTCTAAATGAAAATATAAAATGTTTCTTTCTTCCTGATTTAATGATGTGTGAAATATTTTAAGAAAAAATATTTCATAATCATCAGTATTCCATTCAAGCATTTTTCGTTTTGTAGCTTCTACATCGTGTCGTTGAAACCATCGTTCCATTCTGTTTATCTGTTTCATAATAAAGGTTTTTCTTTAATAGGTAGTTCAATCTTCATTTCAGCTGGAACCCACACACAATTATACGAACTTCTTTTCACACCAAATCTGTTTTTTATTACAGACATCGTTGCTCGGTTCTGTTCTTCTTGTTCGGGACTTCTGGTTAAAGCCAAGATAAATGATGCTTTCTGTGCTTTGGATATTGACCCTGAAATATTTTCTATTGATAGTTCTTTGTTTATTCCACTTCTGTTTGCTTGAACCGCAGACCATAATGCGATGTTATACTTTTGACTGATGTGTTCCAATTCATTTACGATTGAAATATCATTCTGCCATATTTCTTTCTTGTTAGACCCAACCAAACAATCCACATAATCCAATACAATCACATCAGGAATAAACCCATCTTGAATTGTGTTATTGATTAGTGCTTCAATATCTTTGGTTGTTGTGTTGTTTGATTTCATTTGGACTAAACGAAGGTTGGAAATTGTCTTTCCCCTTCGTAAGTCGTCCGTTGAAGGATTACCAAGTTTGGTTCTGTGTGCTCTTAAATAAGTGTTTCTATGACCCTCAAATACTATGTGTAATGTCTTGTATCCATTCAACATAAAATTATTTGCCAGATAGGTTAGAAATACGGATTTACCCACACCTGTTCCTGCCAACAACAATCCCAATTCACCTTTTGCTATTCCGTATTCATCAATCAATTCCAATTTGGTTGGAATTGGTTGTCTTGTTTCTTCTTCAAGTTCTTCCCAAAGGAATATGGTTTCGTAGTTCGGGTTTTCTTGTTGAAGATTATTCACATCAACAATCACCTTTTCCAATTCTTCACTTGAAAGTTTTTCAATCTTGTTCGCAGTTTTGGAAACAATATTGTCCTTTAATCTTTTCTTTAGGTTGTCTTCCAAATAGTTCATTTCACCTTCAGTAAGTTCTATTGGGTCAATTACCAATAACAAATGGTCTATACAGATTTTAGTAATCTGTGGTGCTACACCTTCGTTGATAATCATATCACAAACGAAATCTATACTTGGGACTTCATTATACTTTCCGTAATATTCTATAATGTGTTGAAGAATATACTTGTTATACTTTTCAACAAATATTTCATCACGGGTAATGTATTCAATATTCTTGATTAGAATACTGGGTTTGTTGAAAATGGATTTCAACATCTTATTCTCAAAATCTTTTATCATATCGTCAAAGTTAAAACTTTTTTTTTAGATTTCCAAAGGTTTATTATTTACATTATACAATATGATATTATTTTTCTTTTCATAAGAAAAAAAAATAATATCATTTATATTGTTAAATGATAATAAATCCTTTAGGACTTTTGGTTAGAGCTCTATATCTCCCCACCTTCCGTTTTTATCCATAGGGTTCTTCAACCCGATATTGATTTTGGTAATCTGTGTTCGTGATACTTTGTATTTTTCTGCGATTTGTTGATGGGTGTAATCACCCGTTTCCAATAACATTTTAATTCTACGAACTTGTGTCGGTGATAATACTGGTCTTCCCATAATTTTACTTCTTTAAGTTTTGATAAAAGTTTATGGACTTTTCAAGGGATAATTCCCTTTGCCATTCTTGTTGTTTAACGATAAGATATTCTTTGTTGGTAAGTTTGTCGTGAAGGTGGCGTTCCGCAACGGGTCGCACTTCCTTCGTGTTATTGTTTCCCATATACAATAAATAGTTCCTGATGGAACAAAAGTCAAACTAATAAAAAATAAAATTAAATTATTTTTGACCCAACTTTCGTTCAGGTTCAGTAAAAGGTTGTCGTAGTGCTTGACGCATTTGTTCTGCGTGTTCTTTACAAATGGATTGTCTTACCCCAATCTGTCCTACATTTCTAACCATATCAGCAGTAGTGGAACAACGGGATACATAACCCGATATACTTTCACCCCTATTATACTTCGGTAGATACACTTTATTTGGTGTTTAAGACACTTTATTAGTAGCAGCACATATTGTTATAGCTGAACCTTCTACGAGCCCCTAAAACAAGACCACCATTTCTAAACTTATCACGGGGATTTGCTGGTTGTAATCCGTTGGAAAGCATATAAGTATAGTATGGGACATAATCGTTTTGGTTCCAGTATAACCAATCATTACATCTTTGACTATAATAAGTTGCTAAATCTTGAAACTCATTTTTCAAGGTTCGCCAAACAGATAAATCAACATTATTACTGAACTCCCCTTGTTGTGATTGAACGCCCCTGTTTGCGTATTTCGCTAATAGGTTGATTGTTAGATAGTTCATCGTCCAATATAACACTACATTCTGTAGGTAATTATCCAATAAGAACTTAAATCTTTCATTAGCGGGGTCATCAATATCACCTGTTAAAATCAATTCATTTATCTTATCAAACAATCTATCACCCAATATATCACGAGCGTTGATG